CACCTCCATTTTCAAATTCTAATTTTTGTTGTCGTTTATCATCAACAAACGCTTGGATTCGTTTACTAGCAATTTCAGCATAATTTTCAGAAAGTTCAATACCTATCCATCGTCTATCAAGTATTTCCGCCGCTACACAACTTGTACCCGAACCGGCAAATGGGTCCATAACAATATCGTTTTTATAAGACAATATTTTAATTGCCTTTGTCGGAATGTCCATACTAAAAGTAGCCTTAGTCATTGGTCTTGAATCATTTAAGTATTTCCATTGACCAAACACTAATTCCATAAATTCTTTCTTATCTTCATCCTTATAAACCATCTTGTTTTTACCTTCTTCAGTTACAGTAGGTTCACCCTTCCATTGTGTTTCACCTTTAACTTTCTTAATGTGATGTTTCTTGTAAGCTAAAATGACACACTCCTTTGGATTATAGATATAAGGGCTAGACGGACTCATCCAAGAACCCCAAGCAGTTGTTTTACTTCTATGGGGACTATCTTCTTCCAAGTCAACGATACCAAAGAACTTGAATCCAATCTCTTTCATTACCTGATAAACTTCTGATACAAAGAAAATTCTACCACCTTTAGATTGTCTATTAATCTCATACGGAATGTTCAAAGCAATCCTACCATCATCTTTTAATACCTTATACGCTTCTGTCATCCATTTACGAGTAAACTCCAAATACTCACTAATTTCCATATCATCATCATGGACATCATAAGCAATATTAACTCCATAGGGTGGTGATGTAACAATCAAATCCACAGACCCTTCAGGGACTCCTTTCATCACCTCAGAACAATCACCTGTGGTTATTTTGTTTAAATAATTTTCTATCATATTTTATAAATCTATATCGTCAGGTGCTTCATCAATTACGTGTTTTTTCCAAAAATTAGCAAACTTACTATTAGGTAATTTACTTGTTATCTTACTCCCAACGACAAGTATAGTCATAAATAAAATACAAGACAACAAAGACGTAACAATATATGTTATAATCATTTTTGTAACTTTTCAATTTTCTTTTCAATATACCAAATAGCCTTTTTCAGGTCTTGTACTGTGTCATCTTTTTTACCAGCTCTTGAGAGGTATTTTACAGCATTACCCAAATAAAAGTCATTATCTAATCCCCAAGCATCAATTACTTTAATAGCCTCGTAAACATTGTTTTCACCTCCGTAATGACTTGGGTGATTAACCATCTCTTTATTTTCTGATACCATTTTAATCGTTTTTATATTCTTCAAGTAAATCGTCAGATGAAATTCCATTATACTTTTTAGAAATCTCATCAAAATTTTTCATCTCAACATTAGTATACATTCTATGAGTAGTTTCAGCTAGTTCATTCGCCATATCAATAGTTTCAGAAATAACTTTGATAATTTCATAAGGGTTAGCATTTGATGCTGGTCGTCTGTCTTCAATGTAACCTTTCCATTCTTTCGCCGTAGACATTGGAACTCGGATAGATGCTCCTCTGTCACTAACACCCCAAGTAAATTTATTAATTGATTGTGTCTCAAATCTACCTGTTAATCTAAGGTCATTGTCCGACCCATAAACCTCAATATGTTTTTCTCTTCTTGACTCCAATGATTTAAATAGAGCATTGAAATATTCTTCCCCACCTTCGTTTCTCATTTTCTCAGTTGAGAAGTTAGTGTGTAATCCTGAACCATTCCACTCTCCGTAAGCTAAAGGTTTAGGATGGTATTCAATATAATAACCGTATTTTTCAGATAGTTTCTCCATTAGGTATCTACTCATCCACAGGTCATCGCCAGCCTTTAATTTACCCTGAGAAAACACTTGATATTCCCATTGTCCTAAAGCTACCTCAGCATTTACACCTGTAATACCAATACCCATGTTTAAACATAGGTCCATATGTTCTTCAACAATATCTCTACCGATTACATTAACCCCAACACCACAGTAATATTTACCCTGACCTTCAATTGACCCACTACTATGACCTAATACTGGTTTATTTTTACCCTCTCTAATAAAGTATTCTTGTTCAAAACCAAACCACATTTCTTTATCTTCTTCACCTAATTTGGCTCTTTGATTTGTTTCATGAGGGGTTCCATCAGGATTCATTACCTCACATAAAACATAAACTTTATCTGCGAAATATATTCTAACAGGTTGTAAGATACAATCAGATTTATCCCCATCAGCCTGTAATGTTGACGAACCATCAAAGTTCCACACAGGAACATCTGAAAGTTCCGTAATAGTGTTAGGAACAACTTTAATCTTACTTCTTAGATTCGGTTCAGGTGTATAACCATCAAGCCATATGTATTCAATTTTTGTCATAGTCATTATTTTGTTTTTTTTAACATGTAATATCCTTTTCCATACTCACTTTCAACAACTAACCCATCTTCAACAAATTCATTAATAATTTCTTGGGTCTCAAATATATCTTTTTGGACAATTCGTTCAGCAATATAACTTATGTGAACAGGTTGTCTTAATTTTTGTAAAATAGAGTTATTGGTTTGAGTATTTTTTTTCATATTCTATATATTTTTTTTGTGTTTCAATATTCTCAAATAACAAACTATCATAACCAAGTAAAATTTCAAAATTTTTAAAGTTATTTTCTAACGAACTAATAACATTATTATCAATAACTTTTATTTTTTTATTGTACCCCATTTTCAAGTAATTTTTTATCCCTTACTGTTTGGTTAATGATAGTTGATACTTTTCTTTTGAAGATTGGTAACAAAGTTTCATTTAGTGGAAAAATTTGATTACATATAATTTCAAAAATAGGACAATCTTTTTCTTTTTTATCTTTATAGGTTTTAGAAAATTTAGAGATTAATTGTATAATTGTCAAATCATCACCATTACCTTTGTACAAAAGTTTTGTAGTAATTTTTGTTTGATTAATTGTTTTTTGAATTTTACTAATCTTGTATGACCAAATATGGATTTGGTTATTTATTTCAGTATAAAAAAAACCATTTTTAATATGTAAATTTTTACGATTTCTTTTTACCCGTATATCTATAGAATCATATGCGACAGACCATAAGGCTTTAGCAATGTTAAAATAATCAAATATTTTAGTATGACTATCTCTTAGAATTTTTTGATATTCTGCAAACTCTTCAACGGTCATTTGTGGAATGTCTTTTACTTTCAAATCTGATAAATAAATTTCATCACCATTGGTCTTTAATTTTTTATCAATATAAAGTATTTGATTTCTATTAAGTAAAGTTTGTAAATTCCCTAAATGTAATGACAGTTCTGTGAACATTGGATACATTTTGATTTGTTCCAAATCTTTGTTCAATTTTTGAAAATAACTCAATAAGACATAATTTTTTTGTTCTGAATCAATTTCGCCTTGGAAAATCCAATCTGTGTCCATCACAAAATTATTTGAATTTTTTTTCATATGTTAAAAATATGAAAAAATAACTAAAAAGAAAATTAAACTTTTGATAAATCAGTTGGTATTTTTTTAATTTCCCCCTCAAAAGAGTTAATAAACTCAATAACTTGACCTATCGGATTTATAAGAGACTTTAATATATTAATTAAAGTTTCAATTCCAGGAAAACTAATATAATCATTCAATAAATCAATTGCACCTTCAATACCTGATTTTATACCATCTTGTACTAACGATTTACCAAATTCACCTACAGTTCTCATCAACATTGTAAAAATTGTACCTAATACTGTACTTAAATTTCCACTTAAAAATTTATCACCAAGAGTTTTTGTTATAGTACCTTTTTGGACTAAAGCAGTTACTTTTAAAAGAAGTGTTTTCCACCAATTAGATAACCAACTTAAAGTTTTTTTAACACCAGCATTGATTACATTACCCGCACCAGGTACAAAGGCAAGTGCTAATCCAACCGAACCTTTCGCAAAATAAACCGCTTTATCAAAAGTATCGTCTTTAAAATAAGATTTAACTAAACTAACCAAAGCCGCCGCAACATCAACTATTGCAGATGCTAAATTTCCAAAACCAGGAATAAATTCCATCGCAAATGATATCCAGTTAATCCAATCCTCAATATCAGAACCTCCCTCAGCCGCTTTACCTAACTTAACCATATTTGCTTTACCTGTTTCTCCATCAACTTCGTAAAGTTGTCCATTAATTTCTACAGCATGTTTTGTACTAGTACCTTTTATTGAATCTTTTTTCGACGTAATGTCAGGACCACTTAAAGCCTCTTTTTTAGTTTTTGAAAATTCATCTTTCTTTTTGAAAAGTTCCCCTAAATAAATAATTTTTTCACCCATTATTGTTTGTGGAGTGTTCAATGTCGCATACCACAATTGATAGTATTTTGTATCACATACCGGTGTTTTTTCAGTGACATTTAATTGTTCAAGACCTTTTGGATTATTTGTTAATAACCACGTTCTAAAACCAATCATTAATCCTTTTGTATTACAAAAAGATTTAAATTCATTATATTGAATATTTTGAGCCTTTTGCTGAACTTGTTTTCCACCACTTTGTGTTATTTTTCTTGAGTTTGCAGCACTTCTTGAATCTGCATGATTTGGACTATACTGTTTATATTCATATGGATATTTTTTTTTCAAATTATCACATATAGTATGAGCAACGTTATCAACTTCAACTGCGGATTTACCATTAATTGTTTTAACTTGCTGTAAATCTCCTGTACCACAAGCCATCATTGTTTGTTGTTCAACACTTGTAATTTGTTCAGTAAGATAGTGTTGAGAGGTTCTTCTCTCATGAAGATATATAATTCTTTTTTTCTCTTCTTGAGTTATTTCAAAAATATTTTGTTTCATAATTTTAATTAATTCTCATTATATAATATGTTTCATCGTCCAAACTAACATTGTCAACTGAACCATCATAACTGTTTAGTAATTCATAACCCTCACTATCAACTAAATATTTAGCCAGGTCATCTAAGTCA